ATAGGTCGCATCATCGAGAAGGTCAATAGCTTCTTCGTTTCCGGCTTCTGCTTTTTCAAGGAGGGATAAGAGGTATTCGGGATTCATGGTTAAGCCTCACAACGTAACTCCATTCCTTTCAAACAATACCCCTTCTACCTCTGCAACATTCTCCATATCGCAGGTGGCATTTCCAACGCTAACAAATTCATCGTCAACGAATTCTCCATTAACGTACAGTACAACAACATTCATATTCCTATCATCAGTTTCAACAACTGTTTCAACCGACTTTCCGGTTACTGCATCAGTAAATCTCATTTTTTCTTCCTCCTCTTTTTGTCTTAGGGCTTTTTTGCCTTAGTACAATATAGTAATATCGCCAATTCTATTTATACTTTTTGGCGATCAATGGAGAATCAAGTAAATTGTATCAGTTTTCTCCATGTTCTTGAAAAATTGAGTTTTTACATTCAGTCTTTTTTCTTCTGTTTTGCTTCCTTCGATGTCATCTTGATAGAACGTCTTGCGTTCCTTGATATCGTTTTCATTAAATTCAATGAATGTATCGCAAGTCACGGTAGGGAGGTCTTTAACCAAAAGAACATCTATCTGATTTCCAGGCTGAAAATTATTAATCACTTTTCCGGCTTTAATTCTCCCTTCTTTTTGTTTTGTTGGCGTGATCTCTGAAGGCGAGAGAACGGTACATGTTTTGATATTGTCAAAAGTTACTTTGATTATGAAAATCATCTCCTAAAACGAGAGGAATTATTCTTCCTCTCTAAGGGTTTCCTGCATCATCTTGAGTTCGTGCCTGTAATCCTCTTCGTTGTGATCTACTAGAATTACATCTCCATTGTCAAGCGCATCTATGATCTTTGCGAGAGTAGCATCATCGTCAAGGTCAGCAGTCATGAAATCAATCTCTGGTTTCAGCATATCAATGATTTCCGAATACTGCTGGAAAGTGTCTCTTATATCAAAGAAGTAGTAGAGATCGTGTTCAGGAACGTTTTCTTTAATATATTCATCAAGTTTCATTTCCTGTTCACGGTCAAGTGATCCAATCCAATTTGATCCGTTCCAATTGGATTCAAAGGTTTCTCCGAGATTCTGAAGTTTCGGCTGAACGTAATCTTTGTAGAACTGCGGGAATCTTGAGAAGTTAGTGTTGAGAGGCAGATTAAAAATTGAAGCGAGTCCGTGATAAAGTTCACCTGGAATACTGTTATCATTCATCATAGTTTCGACGGTAACCGTCTTCTTCTCCCAATTTACCCACAGAATAATATCACAAAGGCTCTGGTTATCCTGCATTGGATCTGATTCCCAAAATTGGCTTTCAGTCCATTCTTCGGTGTTCTTGTTGGTCAGTGCAAAGTCAGTGTTTTCAACATTTTCAGTCATTGTTATCTTTTCTCCTCTTTTTGTGTGTTAGTCCCGTTTTGCTTCGTCTATTACTTACTATATCGCCAATACTATAAATAGTTTTTGGCGATAAGCTGACAAAAAAAACTAAAATCAAAATGGATTACATTTCTTAATCCACGTAACAGGATTCAGAGCTTTCTTGACTTTCCTTAAAAATCTCTTCTTGCCTGTACTTATTTTATCTACAATCAAATGAGAGAGGATCATTTCAATACCGCCGAGACACCACCACATCACATAACCATACTCAAGATAAATCTCGTATCCAATCAGGAAGTAAAGAATAACCCAAAAAAGCGGATTGTGGAGTAGTCCTCTGTGCGGAAATATCAAATCAATTAATTTCCCTAGCTTGCCCATCCTCTTAGATGCATTAGAATTTGTATCGCTATCTGGATTAACATACATCGTGTGGAAGTACCCATGTACCCAAAAAAGAACACATTCCACAAAGAAGAAAAATGCCGCGCCGAGAACGAATCCGACACTTAAAAGAGCAAAAAAAGAAATTGAGAGAATTGCTAGGTTAAAGCCTTCATGAAAATTGCCTGAACTCATCGACTTTCTCCTCTCTCACAATCTCATAACAAAACTGACATCTGTAAATTTTGTAGAGTTCATTGCCCTGATAATAAAACGCTTCGTTCAATATAGGCTTAGACGCTAACAGTGATCTATGGCTGCAACTTTCATCAGCGTTTAAATGTACTATCCTTGTCTTATATCGCTTCCTCTGCAATTCAATATGTTCGTTCTGCACTTTTTTGAGACGACTTTCTTCTAATCCCCATTCTCCTGTTGCAATCAAATAAGCTCTTTTTTCATTTGCGATTTTCACAGCATGTTCAGGAGAGTCAGCCCAACATTCTATCTCAACTATTACTTCTACTCCTGCATCCATGCCACCCCAAAAATAGAAATCTGGTTCGTTTGCATCCCTGTCTTGATAATCATCTTTTTTCACTTCGGAATTTCCGTTTTTCCACATCGTAACTTCATATAAAGTTTTATTCTGAATTAATTTCGCGTCTTCTAACGAATTGAGTTTGTATTCGTTGTAATCGCAACCCCATTTTTCAGATAACATTTCAGCAGTTTCTTTGTCTTCGGCTACTCCTACAATGTGGAAATCTGAATAACTTCCTTCTGATAGAATGTATATTTTCTTCATTTTTCTCACCTCATAAACACATTAAAGATTTCTGCTTCTGCATCTCTACCTCAACACCTTTCAGGATTTGACAGCCTTTCTTGTTGTAAAACTTTCTTCTCTCTTTCCACCCGCCTATACAGAATCCTATATCATCTACGAAATCGTAACATATAGCCGAGTCTTTCCCTTCATATGTACGCTCGATTCTTCCTATACTCTGAGTTACAACTGCAAAATCTTTATGAGGTAACGTGAGATAAAGCCTGTCGAGGCATGGGATATCAAGCCCTTCTTTAGCGAGTTGATACGTGACAAATAAAAATTTAGCTTTTCCTGTCCTCATATCTTCTAGTGCGTTCTTACGTTCTTCTCTCGCTTTTTTAGAAGTCATTTTTCCATCTATCATCCTTATCTGGTCTTCTTGTATTCCAGCCGCTTTAAGACCTTGTATGATGTCTCGCAGGTGGTTTAAACGGTCTGATAGAACTAGATTGCTGTGATCTTTGTTCTCAAGGATTTTAGAGACAATTGTCTGTGTTCTCCTGTCATTTCCTGCGAGATATCCAATTAATTCAGAATAAATTATAGTTCCGTCTGTATTCAAACAAGAATCATCTATTTTAATTCCTGTCTTTATCTCTTGAATAGTAATTCCAATGGTTTTGTCTGCAACTGCTTCTTTAGTTACAACATGAGCAACATTTCCTAACAGTGAAAATGTACTTTTTATAAGTCCATCCCCTCTATGTACTGTTGCACTTAATCCGTATTTCCGTGAAGCAGCTAGACTGTTAATGACTTTTGAGAATAGAGTTAATTTAGCAGGAGTTGAAAAAGCTCGATGGCACTCATCAACGATTATTGTATCCCATACATACTTATAATCCGCAAGATTAAGGTTTGTCATAGTCTGAACTGTTGCGAAAGTTATCCCTTCTGATATGTCTACCTTTCCTGCTGTAATTGTCCCGATGAGCTTTTTATCCATGTACTGTAAAGCCCTCTCTTTTGACTGATTTAGAAGGTCTACGGTGTGGGTAAGCCACAACGTCTTACTATGGAGATCCACCGCCATACTTATTCCCATTTGAGTTTTCCCTGATCCACACGGAGCTTGTAGGATTCCATAGAAATTAGTAAGCATCGACTCAAGAGCTTCTTCCTGGTAATCATATAGAGGAATTTTACAGTTATAATCAACTCTAGGATTCTTTGCAAGGTCGTAGGTCACGTTGTTTAAAGTTCCAGAAGGTAAAACCTGCAAGAGATCATTTATGCATCCTGCTGGAATGTAGTATTTATTCGCGTTTTTCCTGTAAAGTGAAATTGTTTTAGGCGTTTTGCCAACATAGAAACCCATTCTCATTTTCTTAAAATAATCAGGGTTATCGAGTACAAGATTTTCTTTACAGAAAAATTCAACTTCTGGAGATGGATCTGTTACAATGATTTCATTACTGAGACATATTTCCATAAAATCACCACACCCAATCTTCAAAAAGCACACCAAGTTCTTTTATTTGAGTCAAATTGATTTGTTTAGCACCTGCTTCTCGCAGAGCTATTAACTTCATAAAAGGAATCATGTAAATCCCCGAATCAACTTTCAGAGCAAAAATAGCATACTTATTTCCCTTTTTCAGCCATTTTCTCATGGCACATTCTTGATTTTCTTCAATCCTAGAAAACAAGAATTTGTTGTTTCCGCATACTTTACAGTCAAGGAGTACTGAAATTCCATCTTTTGCGATAATAACATCCGAAGGCTGTCCGTCCACGTTTCCCTGTAACATGTGCGCCCAATATCCCTTATCTGCTGCGAGTATGCAGAAATCTTTCTCAAAAGTAGTTCCTGTCTTTTTGTTGCTCATAGTTATTCACCTTCCAGAATCCACACAAAGGCAACCAAACAGCCATAGCAAGGTTTATTGAGCAGTCCTAGATTCCGGTGAATACACTTTGTAGAAAAACAAATAGAAGGCTTCTCAGGAATCATCAGAATACCTCTTCAGCATATCTTTCCACATTTCTTCAAGGAATGCTTCTTGAACACGTTGTTTCTTCTGATTATCCTCTTCGAGAATTATAGCAAATTCAGCCCGCTTAATTTCATAAGCGGTTACTGGAGACTCAATCACTTGAAAGCCCTCCCTGAGAATCTTATCCTGAAAACGGTTTCCTCTCCTGATGTATCCCAATATCCTTCGAGATATTTTGCATAGCATAATGCTAATGCAGTATCCTCATCAAGTGGTGGTTTGAAAAAATTCGTATTTGAGAAACCATTCTCTACCCTGTATTCTTTTAAAAGAGAGAGGAAGTGTGAGTAATCAATGCTCTGTGAAGTTTTCACTGCATCAACCTCCTGATGTGGTCAGGAACTTTGCCAATCAGAGCCTCAACAGTGTCAAAATCATTTTTATATATATGTTCTGATGTTGCAGTCCATATAACTTCTTCAAGCTCTCCTCCTGCGGGGGCGATTACTTCATCTACGAAGACGCGGATAACTGCACCCATATTGGCAAAAACAGCATTCGTAGCATCGTTTGATCTGAAATATATTCTGAGGGAAACTTTATTTTCTTCGGTTAATCGTACCTGAAAATGCTGAAAGCAAGGAGGATCTTTTAAATCTAAGTCACATGGATTCCAAATAACACCGCAGATCCTATTACTCTGAATTCCCGATTTGATAGATTCTTTTAATTTGAATTTTAAAGCGTTCATCTGGTTTACATGTACGTACCATTCTCCCATCTCATCGGAATCAGCAGTAAAATAGTTATGAAGTCGCTCACCGTATGTATATGGTTGGTCACCTTTGTCAGCGTCCTTCAGCATTTCAATGTAAATCTTATTCGCGGATTCTCCAAATAACCATCCTTTAGGTAGCTTCCCTACATACAAATCTTTTAGAGCTTGCCCGTAAACTTGGATTACAGCATAAATTTCTCTGGCTTCTTTAGGTTCTCCCACACTCCCAAAGAGAATATCATTGCCTTTCTGGTAGATTGTTCTCCAAAGTTCTTCATTAAGCTCGTTTATGTTATCGCCTGAAAATGTTTTTATGAGGGTTTTCATGCAATCCCCCCAAGCTTCCCAAGAATCTCCTTAAAAACAGCTTCTATCGGCTTCTCATTATTAATCAACTCGATTCTTCCGCCTGCTTTCTTAGCTTCCCTTAAAAACAGTTCTTTAATTTTCTCTTGATGTTCATCCGATCCGTAAATATCGCTATCCTTCGAGTACGGCTTTCCCACTAAAACAAAAGTAATATCAGGATCAGGCATGAGGTCACATACTTTCCTAATCCATTCTTCAGGGAGATTGTCAGCAAGTCCGTAAACAATCCCCGACAGTTTGAATCTGTCAAAAACGTAGTTTCCCTTTTTGTCAAAATCAGCAAATGTTTCAAACCTGTTGAGGATTTGTAATGCCTGGAATGATGCAGGTTCGAAAGGTATTTTTCCTTCAAGGATTTGGTAAATGATCTTTCCTGAGTAATAATTTGTATTTGGGAATTTTACATAGGTGTATTTCTTTTTCTCGGCTAACATTTTAGCCAATGTACTTTTACCGTATCGGTCTGCTCCTTCAAATGCTATTATCATTTCTTATCGCCTTCTTAGTGTGGTGGTTTCTTAATTTACTCTGATACTTCTCTGTACTCCAGCATTCTTTTCACAAACTCTCGCGTTCCCGTCACATTCTTTTGGACAGATGCCTCCTCTTCCCTTGCACATCTGAGCAAGATAATAGTGTTCGCAGATGCCTTGATCCTGAACAAAATAATCCATAAGCTTAATATCTTCAATTTTTACAAGAAGCCATTTGAAATCTATTCTAGCTTCATCCCATGCACACGCTTCAGGTTTTAAGAATCTCCCCGTTTTCGATTTTCCTATATATGGCTCGTAACATGGAGATATGCATTCTGAGCATTTCCAAACGAGAATTTTCATTTCTCACACCTTCTCAAAAATTTCACATCCACAGATCCCATGTTCAGCAATGCCCTTCTTTCCCTTCGGACATGGACACGGAACAAAAACAACCGTACATAGACATCCAGGCTTTCCGTCCTTCCCCTTTTCATTCATGGCATTGAGTTCTTTCTGTTTATCGTCAAAATTATATTTACAGCCTAGCTCAATTGCAGTTCTTCTAAAAAAATCAAAGAGTTCTGTAGTAAGTTCAAACGCCGCCATTCTATCCCTCCAAAATCAAATCTAAATCATTCAGCAGAGTACCCGCAGAAACACCCCACTCATTCATATATTTTCTACATTCTTCTATTACCCTGTCTATGTCTTGTGCCTGTTCTTCGAGTTCAGGAGGCACTTCATTTATGGTCGCGTAGAAAATTGAGATGTTTGCCATCATGCCCTCAACATGTCACTTTCAATCTTTTTCCTGACTTCTTCGCCTAACTTTTCTCCGTCCATCCCTAGAAGATTTGCCATAACTAGACCTACAGCAAAATAATCAGCTAATTCTTCTATCGGATTGCCTTTGCCTCTGAAAACTGCGTTAGCAAGCTCCCCTAGCTCTCCGGTAGCAACGATGATCTTATCATTCAGAGAATCTTTATCGAATCCCCTAACTCTATTCATCTCGATAGCTAGGTTCTGAAGTTCGTTGAGATCAGTCATTTCATGATACCTCGGCGAAATCAAAAGCAATTCTAGCTATAACTCCTAATATGACTCCACATGCAATGGGTTTCATATCGGCATTCAAAAAACTGCTTATAGCGAGTTCTCCTGCTATAATAACTAGAGTCATTATTAGAGATCCTTTAACGTATTTTGTCATCTCTTCACCTCAGATAAAAACAAAGGATTCCCACGGGGAAAATCAAGCTGATCAGGATCTATTCTCTGAAGACATTTCCTAAAATAAGCGCAATTCCCGCAGACATACATTCCTAGATAGGACATTTTATACCTCCCTAAGTTCTTTCTTCAATTCTTCTATCAAGAACTCAGGAGAAGCATTGTAAGCGGTCATATACTCAGTACAGGCTACAATTGCTCGCTCTAAACTTTTCTCTTCGTCTGTGAGCCTTACATTGGCTTTGGTGGAAATTGCAGAGATTTCTTCATCACTGCTTAATTCCAAAAACATGAGAATAAATCTCGTTGCTGATGCTCTAGCTACATGATTGTTTTTATCGCTTGCATTCTTAGAGAGATTTGCGCCCTTGATTTCATTTTTGAGATACTTTTCAACGGTTTTCACGTTCTTTTTTGATATCAGGACACTATCTGCAAGTTCGCTTTCAGATATTGCCTTAAAACCTGGAAACTTCTTGGCTAAATATGCTTGAGCAAAATCAGTTTCAGACATTACAATCCCACCGCAATCAAAGTTGTAGGCAGTTCACACGGAGCAACAACAATTAATTCTTCAGGGGAGAAAATAAACAACGGTGCTCCACGCATAGGTAAGAACCATTCTCTATCTGAATAGTCTTTTAGTTGCTCATGGAGGAATAGACCAATTTCATCACGTTCATTTTTGACGCAAACGAGCTTTCCTATCACATCCCAATTTTTGATCTTATCTTTTGTAGAGATCAAATTGTAGAATTCTACGAGATTTTCAGGGAGATCTTGAGCAGTAGAGACTTTTAGAGTGTAAGCCATTATGCTTTCCTCCTCTCAATTCTCTTGTAGATCCCGCATTGATTACATTCTACAGCATCAGAACAAGCCACGTTTTTTTCAACGTAGTTAGGGCAATTCTTTTTTAGAGGACATGGCATTTATACCGCCTCTATAACTCTTCCTGTATGCTCACAGAGTTCGTTAATTATCAATTCGTCAGTTTTTGCTATTTGCTCACGGCGACACAATTCATAAAAAGTGTAGTCCTCTACTTCAGAAAAGTTTATCCTATTCATGGTGTCATTTCCTTTGTTGGTGGTTTCGGAATTAGATTTTATCAAGCCAAAATTCATTTATTTTATATTTCCCGTCATCAATTTCAACTATTGGCATGTCTATACCATGCGAAGGGAATATTTTAGTTACTTTACCTGATATAGGTGTTCTATTCTTATTCCAACTGTCATTTGTTTTAACTTTGTCACCGACTTTCATTCTGTTTTCTCCTTTTTCAACCTTCTATTTTCTTCCTTCAATGCTTTATTTTCCTTTCTCAGTTCCTTAACTTCCTTCACGACTCTAGTAACAAGATCGTTGAAAGTCTCTTTGTACTCAGCTTTCGCCAATTTTTCTATATCTGTAATATTCCTGTAGGATAATCTCTTGTGGGTAGTATCATCAGGATTTCTTTCATCTACCATGACTATATCTATGTACTCAAGCTATTTATAAGTTACCATTGGTATAATTGGTAACGATGGTAACAAAGTATTTATACAAAGAGTGACATAGTATAGATTGCAATAAGTTAAAAAACGCTCAACTCCAAATTACAAAAACCACCACTAAAAGGACGTGAATAAAAGATGTCGTTCAGAATCGGAGAAAGAGTAAAATACCGCAATATGAAATGTCTTGGTACTGTTCTACAGGGCAACGATAATGAAACGTTGGTTCATTTTGATGACGGAGACAGATGCGCCGTTGATACGTTTTTCCTTACGGGGGTTGTCGCATGATAACCCTCCGCTCAATTATTAAAAGTAGATTCATAATCCCTCATAATCTTGATCTGAGAGAATGGCGTGACGCTTCAGATATATTCATGTTCCTGAAGGTGAGAGCATGACTTTCATAGAAATCCCTCTCACTCCTGAACAACAGGACACTATGTTTCTCAAGATGATTTCAGACGGCTCTCTATTCGTTGATGAAACATATCCTGATGCGATTTCGCCTCTTACTATGCTTGATATTCTCTACAGGGAACAGTTCAGAATGGATGTTTCGCATATTAGGAACGCGGTACCTGCTGATATTCCAAAAATTAGAGAGTTCTATCATTATATGGATTTAATAGCAGAGGGGATTGCAGAATGAAGAAACGGTTTCCGAATTCACTGCAAATGTGTTGTCTGTACCAATGTACAGAATGTGCATTTCCTGGCACAATATACTGTTGGTATCATGGGAAAGCTATTCACGAAAGGAGAGGAAACGATGAGGCGAGACATTGAACTAATGGCTTCTCTCATCCGAGAAGGAAAACTCTTCTTTGAGGAAGAATCAAAAAGACCTCTGCTTCCAGAAGATTTGCAGTTTTCGCTTTCTTATCGTCCGGCTACACCTAGCGATATCAAATATTTTGTTGAGTCGCCCGCATGGACAGGAATGTTATCGAGTGGTAGAGCGTTCTTTGCGCGGTGATCTTATGCAATGTGTTATTGAAGTTCCTTATGAAAAGCAGAGACTTATTGATAAGAAAGCGGGGATATTACAGATTCTCGCTATGAACCGTGATCCTATGCGTAGGCCGTGGTATAGGATGAAACTTGAGGCTGTAAATAAAGAGATTAGAGAATATAACAGGAGACATTAAACATGACTTACGCTAGTGGATTTGATAGTATAGCTGAATTAGAAACGCGGCTTATGGAAATAGATGAATCTGTAGAGGAAATAGATTCTAGAAAAAGACATATCGAAAACGAGCTTCGTATGCAGATAGAACTCAAAGCCGAAGATAAGGCTTCTGGGTTGACAAACGAGAAGAAAAGGCAGATTGCCTATGAAGAACTTGCAGATTGCAACGAAGAACTTCAGGGGCTTCTAATCCAGTTGCGAAATAAACGTAGAGAACAAAAGAGACTAGGTATTGAAGTGAGAAATGAGCAGAGAGCTTTTCAGATGAAGTTGATAGAGGCAAAAACATGATCTCGCGGATAAAAGATCTCTTGGACGATGTTCAGAAAGAACTCGAAGAGAAAGATGAAGAAATATCAGAACTCAAATACAAGATAACTATGCTTGAAGAAGAAAAAGAAAAACTTGAAGTCGAGATAGAAAGTTTAACGGCTACCAACGAAGACTATTTAAATATTATAAAGAGCATTTAATTCACTGAAACCACCAGAGGCAAATAATATGACACCATTAGAACAACTTGGAAAAGAATGGAATCTTATTGAAATTGAAGGCGAACCTACAAAGAGAAGACTAGCAGTAGGATACGGACACTTTTTAATTGCAGATGAAGAGAAAGATCCCGAAGAATGGGAGGTACTTTTTGAAGGAAATCCTATCAAACTTGAAGATGCAAACGCTCAAGCTAAAGTCAACGTCAGGAAGTTCTTTGAAGCTTATGAAAAAGTAAAACCAAAAGAGGAAGAAGACCTAGAATCAAAACTTGAAGAAATGGAACGCTTAGAACAGGCTAGAATCGAGAGAGAAGAAAACGAAAAGAGACTTGCTGAACTAGAAAGACTTGAACAGGCTGAAGCAGAACTTGAAGAGAAGAAAGCTCAGAAACCTGTAAAACCGCCTGTTAACAATTCTGCAAGTAAGACAGAACTTCTTGACCTCATCTATGAATATGTTGGTTTTGACGTTCTTGAGGTATTCGGAGATACGGGAAGCGGTAAAACTGCCTTTGTGAAGAGGGTAGCATACGAAGCCGCAAACGCAGGGAAGAAGGTATTCTACTTAGACACAGAAAGGAATCTCACGAAGAATGACATCGACCTGCTAAAGAAATGCACTTACAAGTACACTCCGGTAATTGAAGAAATTGACAGAATAGTACAGAGTCTTCCTGCCGGAGATGTAGTAATCCTTGATAGTGTAGGTTTCCCTGTGTTGACTACATTTGCAAGAATGTCTATGAAACAGAAAGGAGATGCCCTTCTCAAGTTGATAGCTATATTTGGAAGCCTTAAGGAATGGGCTTATAAAAATAATGGAATTGTTCTTGTTACAAATCAGCCGGAATCTGAATTTAATAAGGCTCCTAATCATATTTTAAGACCATTTGGGGATAAGTCGCAGTTCGCGGCTAAAGAGATATGGGAAACAATTAAGCAGGATAGTAAACCTGGGCTGACGACATCCTCAATCAAAGCGTTCAGAAGTCGCTCTGTAGGGCACGGGACTCCTATAGCTTCTATGAAGATCACAAATACAGGTGTTGAGATTAAGCAGACTGCTTAATCTTTTCTTTTATTTTTGCCGTAAGTGTTCTAGGCACTCATCAAGATCCAAGCTCTTGATACGGCATCTGAGACCACTCAGACACACTAACAACAACAAAAAGATTGAAACAAGGATAGGAAAGCAACCTCTGCTTTTTTCCAGGGAGCAGAGGTCGGAATGTGGCTTAGCCGGTGAAAGTCCGGTCAGTCGCTCAAAAAACAGCCTCTTAATAATTATATAATAATCCGTCAAAACGTATTAAACTAACGTTATATTAGAAAAATTATTTATAGCACTAGCTAATTATATACCCTTTACATAAGGGGTGGTGCCCTTGTGAACACAAAAAAAGCAACTGTTTTTTCAAATGGTGTAGCCTTTTTTGTGGTGGTTTTTCAGGAGAGAAGTCTAGTCAACTTCTCTCCATCTTGAAAAGTCCGTTTTTCTGTTCGCGCAAAGAACTACACAACTGAGCACTCGTTTTTCCTAATAATCTATACTCAGAATCCCCGTTTTTTAGAATTATAGATTCTTAGTAGATATTATCAATAATTTCTTAATATTTAAACTTTTTTAACCCTGATTAATTATAAATATTCTTTAAATGTTGTGTTTTCTATTTCTCGTTATTGTTTCGATGTCAACCACCGTTGTTAGGTTTTCAGGGAAACCGTGTTTGCTCAAACAATCCTTTTTAACATGTGGATATATGTACTTTCAGAGAGGTGGTAGAAATCCCATGAAAAAAACAAAGGAACGACTTACAAAACCGCAAAAGACAGCACTCGGTCAGATTTATGAATTGAACTCGGAGATAGAAAACAGGTTATTCACCATCGGAGAACTGAGGAAAGTTACCGAGTCAACACTTAATGCACTCGAAAGAAAGAAGTACCTGAAGAGTACGAGGTTGTTTTGGAATAAGGATGTAGTGTATTATCAGTGGACGGGAAAAGAAGAGAAGTAATTTTTTTCTATGTTTACGGCACAATGTATAAATACTATGGCACATATTATTATGTATGGAAAGAAAATCAAAAGAACTGAACCTTACGCCTAACGCGGAACTTATAATCCCATTTGAAGGGGGATTACTCAAATATCCCACTGAAGCCATTCTAACGGCTCAGATGAGTACTCTTGATGGAGAAGGCAGATTCTCTAAGGTAGCAATTGGAGCAGGTTGTAAGGCTTTCTTGTTCGTTCTAAAGAAGGTGGAATGATGGTGTTTGTAGAATGGTGGTGTTCAGGGTGTTCTATTCCTTGTTCATGCGGTTGCAAGACTTTAATAAATCTGGTAAAGGGAGTACATGAAAGCTGTGTTTCATGCGAACATGAACTTGAAAAGATATCAATCGAAGGTCTAAGCGAAGAATTGTCGATGGAAATATTTTTGATAGGAAAAGAAAACCTGAAACTTCATTAACGGAGGTAACTAAATGAGAAAACCTGTAATCGCCACTGAAGATGTCTTCAAAGACGAAGAGACTGAAACAGTACCCGCGACATTCACGAAGAAAGCTCTCGAACAATTAAGAGCTTTTCATCAACAGGGATTAAAGAACGGAGCTTGGGATGTGGATGAGCCCCATTTCATAGGCTGGATGGCTGCCGTAGGTGTTGTAAGTTCTGCGCTAGGGAAGCAGAAAGAAGATGAGAATGAGAAGAGGATTAAAGAGTTAGAGGCTGAACTTGAGGAACTAAAGAAGAAGTGAGAATATGGATATAGAAGAAGAAAAGAAGGCTATAGAGGAACAAAAGAAGAGAAAGAAGAAGTGGAAATTATTCTAAGTTTTAATTCAATTTTCTTTTTTTGTGTATTACATGGAAAGTTATTAATAGTAGTATATCTATATGTATGTCTACACGAGTTAAAGGTGATGCAATGGTAAAATCAAAAAAATATGATTTCTCAGTGATGTGGAAAGATCTCCCTAACTCGATAAAAGCTGAATTCACAAAGAAAGTTAGGCAAATTGAAATTGATGCAATCGAAAGATTGGCAAATATCGAAGGTGTGGACTTTGATTTACTCTATACAAATGTTACACCGCTAAATCCTCAAGCCGAATGGGAATGGGAAGATAATGTTGAGAAAGGACTTCCAATTGATGTTAATTGGGAAGATTTTGAAATTCAGTTTTTTAGAGAAGAACTGAGAGAGAAAGGAATTTTATAAAGGTGAGTAACATGGAATTCAAAATTACAACCGCTTCCGGTGGCATTGCCGGAGTATATGGAAATGAAGATAGAATCAAAGAACTCGATGGAACCACTATCAAGATTCGAACATTAAATGATTTAAAAAAGATTGCAGATGAGACAGATACAGAACTCTGTATTAATTTCAAAGAAATGAAGATTATGATAATAAATGATTATTTGGAGTGAAAAAAATGACTGAAAATCCCAAGAAAAGCGTAGAATCTTTTGAACTGTTAAACCAAATCATTGATCCAAAGATCAGTGAAACAAAATATCTAATGAAAGAAGAAGAACAAGAGGAAATAAAAGAACCGGAATCTGATGCTGAATATACAAAAACCGAAATTGAAGCATTAAAAACAGAAATTGAAAAATTAAAAGGACGTGTACCAAAAGATACCAGATGGATGTCAACACGTCCTGTAAATAAAATCTCTACTATGCAAGTACCGGCTGCACTCAAAGACGATTTGTTCGATGAGAGACTAGAGGGAGAATCCCAAGCTGATATTGTTAGAAGGATTCTTGATGAAGTTAGAGAATATCGAGAGATAGAGTATCAAATTGTTAAAGTTCTTATAAGTGAAGAAACGGATGAGAAGAAAGTTGAGTCTATTAAAAATATGCTTGTGATTGATGAAGAAGCAGAGGATCTCAGCAAGGGTGAAAAATGACCGCCACGGCTTCAAATGATTGGGTTTCTATATACATCAAAGACGATGGTACGATAATAACAGAAGACGGAAAAGCCTCTGATGATAGAATGACGTGGAGAGAGGCGACTAAAGAAGAAATGGAAGTATTCAGGAGTAAGGATAAATGAAAACTGTCTATGTAGCAATAGCATATGATAACGATCTTTTAGCCATCGGTGAAGATCAAGAGGCAGTAAGGAAACAAGCAGATGAAAATGTAAAAGAGAACTTCACTCAGGCTTATTCCCTAGATAAATACGAAGTTGAAGAAAAGAATGGATGTTTTAGTTTTAATTTATTGATTGGGAAAAGATAATTTTATTTTCTAGGTTTTTCCCTTTTGAACCACCGCAAGCCATCTCCCCACCTCCTTACTTGCACTGATTTTTCTTTGCTGTTTTTGCGATTGCAGCCGCCTTATTAATATAATCGTAAGCGGTTTTCCTCACTTTTTCGAAGTCTAGCGTTGTTGTAAACTCATTTTCTGTAATTTTATGCTGGACTCTATGAACTGTAAAGTTTCCATTTACATATGAGCCGTTTAAATCAATAGACGGAACCTTGCAATAAACTAAATCACATATATCAGCTTCGGGAGTGCCTAGAAGCTCAACCTGTCCCGATATTTCAGGTGTTTTGACTTCTGCAAGAATTCCCGTTGCAATAGACTCACAAAGAGCATTGCTTTTTACCCATGTCTGAGTGTCAACCTCAGACCGTTTTCCATAAAGAGAAGACAATGTTGAATCTTCAGCATAACCCGTATACTGAGTAGATCCTGACGGTGTGTCACCATTGATTCTATATAATGTCCGTACTCCCTTTCCTTCTACTGAAAAATCTGCATTTAAAAGCCTTTGAGTTCCTTCAATGACTTTGTATTTATCGGTTGCAACTGTAGGGAAAGCCTTCCATTGGATATAGACAGTAGAAAGGTTTCCGGTAGATGTATAAGTAGGAATTGCCTTAACAGCCCATCCGTAACTCGCTATCTTTTCCATATCTGAGAATAAATCCGACATATAAGTTTGATTGGCAGTTGTATCATATGTGGGAAATAATTTTCCCGTATCGGCATACGCAGACGAATATGTTAAACGAGTAACATAAAGAGGAGCTAGATCCGCAAGTATCGTTTTTGCATCTGTAGACGAGACATAAGTATGAGTTCCGGTAATTAGAGAAGTTTCTGCTATTGCTTCATGCCCATAACAGTATATTTTTACATTGTTGCTTTGAGAATACTCACAGTTCATATTGACAATTCTACCCTCAAAGATGTCCTGCCATACTGTTTTCTCGTTAGGGTTCATTTTGACAGAAACTTGCAGACGGACGATATCATCAAACCGGAATTGAGAAATATAAGAGGACGTAGAACCTACAACATTAGAAGCTAATTCGATATCAGCATATGAAATTGAAAATGGATAAGATTTCTGAGTAGTCGCACTCAAAACAGTAGGATAATATTTTTCATGTGTAGTAGGCTTCTCGATTATAAGCCGAGTCTGAACCCATCGAATCATTGTTACACCAACAAGTCGGAATCCCTGTATTTCAGAGTCACAATTGCTGAAGCTGTACTCGTTACTGAAGCTCCGAAAGTATTTGCCTGTCCTTTATAAATTTTAGGACGTTCCGCGTCAAGTGTAATGAGATCGGCATACATGAATATTGAGTTAATACGGAGCATGTCAGTTCCACCGGCAACAAGTTTTAGATGGAATATTGTTAAGCCGTTTAATATGCAATCTGTCCCTGAATTAAGAAGCCTGTAAACCTGTGTATTAGTCACGCTCGTACTCGAATTGCCGTCTAATGCGTACCATGTCCCTGGAGATCCTGCGTTGTCTGCTGCAATATAAAGTAAAGGTGCTCCTGACATTGTATTTATTATAATATATGGAACTCCTGAAATCGGATACTTACAATCAAATTTAAAAGTGATATATCCGTTAGTGTTTTCTAACAAGAGCATCTTTTCATCATCATAATAGGTGATGTAAGCAGAATCAGTAACAGTATACGTGTACTGTTGATCTGCAAAATTTTCAGAATATTTATACCAACCTGTCCCATCTGCGTTTATGGCTACGCTACACCCTGGCTTAAGTTCATTACAACATGACATTTGCGTTAACGTGTCTGCCGTATTATAAATGGAAATAGCAGATGAAACTACAGTAGGGATCATCTCTGTATACGTAAAAGATAAATCAGATGCAGACACTTTAGCGGAAGAGTTAGTAGTTCTCAAATATGCCTTAATTACAACAGTTTCATTTGTAGCAGAATATATTTCTGTAGATATCGATTTTGCAGTTCTGTCAGGCAGTCTAGTCGTGGAAGACCATTCTACCACCTTTGTTTCTGCACCTGAATTTAGGGAAGTAGCAGTCACGGTATATTTTAGATATCCGGTAACACCTGACACATTTGCAGTCCCTAATTCACATGAGAATTTATCGAATCTATAATATTTTCCATCTGTTAAAGCAGGAAGCGTATAAGTATAATCTACAACATAAGAAGTTGATGTCCTTGAATGGACATCTCCATCTGTTATTGTTTTTGTGTCTCCTTTTGAGATGTTTGTTGAGGAAGATTGTGTAATTGCCCTTACCTCAACATCTGGAATTACGTCTACGTGTCCGGTAGTTGTCAGATCCGAACCCGTATTAGCTAATTCAAAATCAGATGCCTTCTCTAAGAGAACATCATCACAATAGAATAGTGCTCCTGCGTTGGGTGTATTTATCGCATGGATTTTTATATAAGCATCAGTGGGAGCAGTATCAAATCTTACAGTATCCTGTAACTGAGTATAAGCGCAGTCGGCATCCCAAAGAAGCTGAGTAATTATTGAGTTCCCTGAATAGATCTCTACAGAGAGTTTCCCTGCCGTTCTGCCGGAGACAGATCCCCACGCACTTAAAACATAAGAAACGCCTGGGTCAAATGTTGCATACTGTTTTGTAACTCCCACGTCTTCAGTTGTTCCATCCCCTGTAATCAGCAAAGAGTATAATCCATCATGGGCTACAGAATCAGACCTACTTTGCCCTGTTCCTTCTATAATCCAACTTTGAGGGGTGGTAACTGCTCCATATGTACTTGCAGTCATTAAGCGGTTTCCTGTTCCGCTTCCGGCAACAGAGACAAATTTACATAGTTCAGGAGAGTAACAGATGGAATACCAATTGTTATCAGCAGGAGTATCTAACAGAACCCATGTCTCGGCATCAGTAGACATCATTGCTCTGTTTCCTGTTCCGGTTTGAGCCACGCAAACGAGAACTCCTAGATCAGAGGCAACCGTCATAGATCTCCACTGGTTAACTGAATAAGTAATCGTAGAGCCACCTGCTCCGTCCCACTCTACAAGAGTATAACCGATATTAGTAGCAATAGCTTTAATGTCATCGCTATCAGACTTCATGTAGACTTTTATAGTGACGGTTTCGTCGTTAGCAGCCTCGAAAACTACGTCCTGCTCAAATGTATTGAATGATGTTAGATTTGTATGCCATTCGGCTAACGTTGTTTCTGCTTTTGTTGCTGTTGTAGCAGATATATACAGCCAAGCATTACAACACGAGCCTCCAGTTCTCAAATCACATTTTACATGGCTTATTTTCCATTTGTGGCCTGTTCCTGGGGCTTCTATTGCGAGAATTCCACCACTTGAAGAATCATTGATTGCACTTGTAGTATATGTTGTCGAATGTGTAGTGTAGTTATACCCTGTTGGGGTTGTAGGGTATGTAGTAGAAACTATCGTCCCTGTACCTGGAACTATCGTGGAGCCGGCGTAAGGAGTAGTCTGTGCCGTCCAAGTTTTCCCATCTACACTTGTCATTATCTGATTATTATTTCCGTCTAAAGCACAGGCTACAAATCTTGAGAGATAATCTGCCCAAACCACTGAACTCCACTGCTGAGTAGTTGCAGGACTTGAGCCTAATGTCCATGTAGCCCCGTAGTCGTCAGACCACATTGTAGCTGTATTGCCTCCTCCATCTTTCGCATATGCTACAGCTACGAGTAGTTTTAGAGGATCTGAATATGTAACCGACAGCCACTGATAAGAATCATCTGCTGAAGGGACTGCCGTCCATGTAGCACCCCCATCATCTGAATACATGACTCGGTTAGTTTCGGAAGCACCATAACTGACAGCGACATAACGATAAATCTCTGCATCATCATCCCTAACATAGCAGATCGAACCCCAGTTATTATCTACTCCAGTCGGGGTCACCCCTGGAAACCATGTCATTCCATCAATAGAATATATTGCTCTGTCCGAGGTTCCAGAAATTGATACTGCTACAAACCTGCCTTCGAGTAGTTCTCCCGCGTCAAGCCCTATGCATGATCCCCAAGTTATCGCACTCCAGCGATTGTTGGCATTTGTAACTCCAGTCATGTCGTAGATTGCCCATTCTTCCCCATCGGGGGATATTGCTATTCGAGTGTCCGTTGCGTCCCCTGACCCTCTGGAAACAGCACAGAACAAAGAAAGATAATCCGAAAAACAAACACCGCGCCATTCATTATCTATACTTGCTGGACTCACTCCTATTACAAAATCCATTTCTGTGCTTTTTACCCAGCTCTCAAAAGAGGGATTCTTTAAGAGGTTCCCTGCGTAAGTGTCGTCACTACTCCATTCCATAGAGCCGGTAACATACCGACCCCTTACTTTTTTGGTAGTACTTTCTAAGTACGGTTTGTCCATCATGAACAGAATGGAATAAGGATGTGCTCTATCAGGAATGTCAGAATTTAGCCTGAGATCAGAAGAATGATTTACAGCAATACCGGAAATCTGTTTATTTAGATATGGGTAACCCAATTCTACTGTAGTTCTTCCCCTACTAGTATCATAGAAAGCAGCTAAAACCTCATACAGTTCATCTATGGAATAAGCATAACAGTCTAAAGTAAGTTCAGCACCCTTAAAATCAAAATCGGTTAGGTTCAACCCAACTATTCCAGGTGCTTTATGTTCTCCGACTGATTTTGTAACATCTGTCTTTTTCTGTTGCCAATAGAAGGGAATGCCGTTAACGTACCCCGATTTTCCTGTAATATAATAATCATCGAGTTCTTCTTGGATTATGCGGATTGGGGGGATATAACGAGTAGCAGGAGTATTCCCACCTTCAGAAGTACCACCTGAATCATATTCTGGATTTGAAGTAGTGCCTTCAGATCGGGGTGTTACCTGATAGTAGTCTCCTGTAAGATTATTAGCAAGATAATTATTCTCCGCATAAATCGTCATTTTGGAAGGGACATAATTAAGGACTCCGTAACCGGTTACAGGTAATTTTCTTGTTGCATCAGTGGCAAGTGTGGCTAACGTTCCTGTAATATTATTATTGTTAAGTTGGACTGTACAACCTGAAGCTATTGAACTATAAGCGAGAACACCGGCGTTATAAGAACCTGATATTGTATTATATTCAATTGTTAGACCATTGCCCCAATTCCATATTGAAATTCCTGCATTATATTTTATGTTACGCATCCAACCGCAGCCGTTTAGCGTATTATTCCATATATGGACATTCTGAGCAGTGGTTCCACTTGAACCGTCAGCATCCATAAGAAGAATTCCGCTTCCTGCTCCATTATTTATCGTGTTATTATAAATTTTAATATTGTCTGTCTGTTGGAGCATGTTATAGGACTGAGGACGGTTCCCAATTTGGATCGCTCCGTTTCCGTTTGCTACAGTGGGATGCTCGGTTTCATCATATTTTGAGGTTGTGTTATTGTGGATGTTTACATTCTTGCAGTTGTCTAACCGGATAGCAGAATTGTCTTTTTGCTCGATTGTATTGTTATAGACATCTCCACCTGTAAGTCCAATGTAATAGATACCTTCGTGTCCCATGACACTGATATTATTATTATAAGTGGTTACATTATCAATATATTTTAATTGAATTCCGTCACCCAATGAATCATAAATAGTCATGTCATGAACTGAAACATTACTCCCATGATTTGTAGAGCCACCTGCAAGATTAATTCCATTATACAATCCATCCCCTTCATCCCCTACCTGATTCCACCTATTACAATCAATTTGAAAACCGTATATCGTGATGTTGCTTGCTATTGAATTAGACTGTTTTATCACAGGCACTTGTGCAGCCCACGACATCCCATTATGAATACGGAGAATAGCTGTAGAATCACCGGTGAGAGTTACACCGTTTGGAACTTCCACAGAGGCTTGAATATCATAAGTACACGGACCTTTCAAATATACAATATTTCCTGAAGCGGCTCCGGCTGTAGACAGTACACTGTTGATAGTAGTTTGATCACTTGTGCCTGAAACTATGTAATCTGCACCTGAACCGCTTGGTCCTATTGTATATGTAGTCATGGAAACACCGTTTTTTATAATAAGCCCGCAGTCGATTTCGAAGAATTGTAATTATTTTGAGTGTTGATTTTTATATTATTATTACGAACAGCATTATTAGCTGCCCTCGTTGTTTTTTCTGATGCAGTCATTTGAGATGCTTTAGCTGCGCTTGACTTAGAACTAGAATTAGAAATATAATCAGATACTTTTGCTTTAGCCGCTTCTGCAAGTTTTACTATGAGTCTTCCTGCTGCGGATATTGCATTTTCAATTGTAGAAATGACAGATTTTATTGAGGAAATTGTACCTGAAAATGAGACGGAACCTGCTCGAATGAGATACCCTGTGAGTGTAGTCGTTTTTCCTGAAGTCTTTACTTCTTCAGATCCTACACCGAAAATCTGAGAGATAAGCGAACCCATCGAAGTTTTATTAACAGTATCAAGAGCAGATTTCAGGAAACCGCCTTTTGTGGCAGAGGTATCTTCTTCTGATCCCACTCCAAAGATCTGACCAATTATGGAAGACATAGATGTCGAATTTACGGTATCTAATGCACTTTTAAGGAATCCACCCTTAGTAGTGCTAGTGTCTTCCTCCGATCCTACACCGAATATCTGACCAATAAGGGAAGACATTGAAGTGGAATTAATGAGATCAAGAACACCTTTATGTTCTTCTCCCTTGCCTTTTGCAGTGTCCTGTTCTGAACCTACCCCTAGAATACTGCCAACAAGACCTGAGAACGAAATTCCATTGAATGTGTCGAGCAGTCCCTTATGATCTTCTCCTTTACCTTTTGCAGTGTCTTGTTCACTTCCTACACCTGTGATCTGACTCCACAAATTTGAGAGAGAAGTTCCACCAAGTCTTTCAAGGATTCCTTTATGGTTTTCAGCTTTCCCCGAAGCTGTGTCTTGCTCTGATCCAATATTTGAGATACTTGAGAGTAAACCACTGAAAGAGAATGAATCTACTTCTTCCATCTTTCCTTTTAGGGTGTCGTATGAATTCAAAATTCCTGAAATGTCAAAAGCACCGGAGGTAAGATTCTCTGTACCTGGAACTTTGTAATTGATTTTGTCCCAAAGTTTAGAGAACGTACCCCCTTCTTTCGGAGATGAACCACCTAGAGCAGTGCCTATATTTCCTGAAAAAATGGATTTAAAGAAGCCTGACCAACCTACATCATCGGTGAGTGCTTTGGATATGCTCTTTTTGGTTTTTTCGTAATTTGCATCAGTCTCACCCATCTTTTTTTGTTGAGCAAGTCTGTCAATATACTTTTGAGAAAGAGCAGTCTTCCCACTTCCTTCCTGTCTAGTCCCTTTAGAAAACTGTTCTCCTCTTAATTTTGATTCTTCCAATGAAATTGTTTGACCAGATGCTTTAGTTTTAGGTCTTCCTGCATCACTCAAGATTGTATCGTTTGCTTCTTCAACTGAATAATTATAAGTTCTTCTTGTATTTTTATTAGGTATCGATCCATCGGGATTCAGAGTAATTACACTCTGTCCCGTTTCAGCCGCCCATCTATCAGCAGTTGATATTTCTGCATTTTTAGCATCTTCAAGTGAAATCTTTTTAGCTGGCTTTCCAGTAGAAGTGTAAGTTCCTTTCCCTCCACCAAGAACCGTTAGCTGTTCACCTGACGCAGTATTCAAAGACGCACTTGAAAACTCAGACAGTTTTGTAATTACTCCATCTAGGGTTTTTATAACAAGCTGACCGTCTTCATTTAAAGTCAACATAGAGCCATCTGCTAACTCTATGCCTTTAGTGAGTGAATCTAAGGAAAGGTCTGAAGAACCTGCATTAATCTGAGATATGTCAGTCTGTGACATATCTGTAATTGCAGCTTTAATTCCACCTATGGCAGTAGTTACTCCATCATAAGATGTGATTAAATCCCCATTGGATGAAATGATAGAATCATTTGTGCCTGTAACTGAGGATTCAGCATCGGTAGCATTTTCTATCATTGAAGCGTAGGTTTCCCCGGTTGCTTCGTCTACGGTCTGATAAGAAGCTACTACTCCATTGTGAGCATTTTCAATCTGTTTCTGAACATTCTCAGTTGATTCAGCTTGTTTTGCTTCTTCGGCTCGAATGGCTTCGGCTGTTTCGTGGGTGTCTGCTCTCCATTTTCCAAGAGTCTGAGATATTTTATCGTAAGCATTGGAAATACTATCTACAAATCTTCCTATCCATGTGTCTTCAGAAAGCTGTCTCAGCGATTCCATTATGCCATCTATGGCATCCCCAACTACCTTTTTTAATTCACCAAAGGCTTTTCCAAGATAATATGTGCCTATAGTCCACAGATCCTTGAGGGTTTCCCACGTTTTTGCAAACACCTGTGTTTTCTTCTCAATTTCATACAGTACAAAACCGAGTGCTACAAACCCTGCTGATAATCCGGCTATACCTGCTACTACAGTTGATATCGGTAAAGCCATGAGATGTATAACCGCTCCTAACGTTGAAAACGAGCCTGTGATAACCATAGCGGCTGTGCCTAGACCTGTTAAAACCGTTCCGAGTGCTGCCCATCCTGCACTCAATACACTTACAACAACAGGCAAAGCCGCCAAAGCTACAAGTAGAGTTCCTGCTGCGACAGCTACAATCGAGAAAACAGCCGCTAACTTAAGAATAGGTTGAGGTAATCGAGAAATGGCAACTCCGATCACCGTTATCATTTTCACAAACGGAGTAAGAACAGATGCTATAGCCTGACCAAATGAAATCTGTATGGCCTCAATCATATCCCTGAAGCGGCGCATTGTACCGCCCCACCCTGCATCCATCATATCAGCCGCTTTCTGAGCATATCCGGCACTATCCAGCAGAGTTTGATTCATTTCGCGGATAGCTCCAGTACCAATATTCATCATGGCTAAGATGCCTGGGCCTGCTCGCATCCCGAAGACGGTCATTATGTCGGCTGCTGAGATGCCAGACTGAGCGAGAATATCAATTATCTGAGCGAAAGAGTGAGTTTTAGGGCTGATTGTGTCAAGAGTAATTCCATAGGATTGTAAGATCTGTTTGGATTTTTCAGTTGGAGATAATAATCTACTTATTGAGTTTCTTAATACAGTTCCGGCCATGCTACTTTTAATTCCTGCGTTAGAAAGTAAGCCGGCTGCTGCTGCTGTCTCTTCTAGAGACCATCCCACCTGATAAGCTAACGGTGCAACATATTTCATAGCTTGACCCAATTGTGTCACGTCTGTATTTGTTGCATTAGCGGCTTTAGAGAGGACATCTGCGGCTCTTTCCGTATCGTCTGCCGCTATCCTGAAACCGTTCATGATGTTGCTCATGATGTCAGCCGTTGTCGCTAATTCAGTCATTGAAGATCTTGCGAGGTTCAAAGTCGCTGGCATTGCTGCCATAGTCTCGTTAGCGTCAAAACCTGCCTGACCGAGCAAGGTCATGGCTTGCGCGGCTTCTTGAGCAGTAAAAGAAGTAGTAGCACCGAGAAGTTTAGCCTGTGCTGTTAATTCTGCGAATTGTTTTTCTGTACTTTCCGTGACAGCAGAAACTTTTCGCATCTGATCATCAAAAGACATGAAGGCTTCTGCTGCGTCCTGTATAGCGGCTTTCAGCTTATAACTGAATATAGCCGCCATCGCAGTTCCGAAAAAACCCATTTTCTGATATACTCTATCTCCTGCTGCTGTTAAACTATTGAAAGCAGAAACAGAAGAAGATGCAAAAGAGGAAATTGCCGATTTTGCACCGGATAACGAAGACGTGATTTTTGAAGCTATGCCGGAAAATGCTTTTCCAATATTGCTAGAGATGGTAGAACCAAGAGAGGATGACTGATTAGAAACGTTCTTGAGGGAATTACCTAACGAAGACTCTAGATTCTTTCCAATATTCTTAGAAGCATTATCAAAATTTTTAAGTTGGGATGTAGCACTAGCTAGTCCCTGACCCATCTCGTTTTTTAAGCCGAGACTAACATAGATACGCCCTACATTAGTTCCCTCTCCTGCCATCAAATCACCGTTTTTTAATCACCACATGCATTCCACCAGAGACGTTCAACTTCTTCCGGTGTTAATTCGTGATGAACTATGTCCTTCGCATAATCAGGCAAGAAGTCTTCCAACTTCCAGGCCTGCTTGTCCTTTCTTTTTATATGCGGAGCATTCGCAACCCACATAAGAAGTTCTGCATGTCGTACAGCTTCGAATTTCAATTTATCATGAGCGATATCAAGCATGGCATATGTTTCGGCAGGTGTATAATCCCAAAAATCAATGTAATTGACATCACACAACCTATACATTGCCTTTTGATTGAGATCGATTAATTCTTCCCAGGTTTCGGGGGTTTCTTTTCCCCCTTTGCTTCCCCCACGTCTTGATTAGGAGAATACATAGAGGTCATCTGAGCAGTCAGAACAAGCTCAAAGAAATCTGTGAAAGTGTGTTCTTCCATGTATTCATCTATGAGATCGTCAACTTCCTCTTTTGAAACGGTTTTATCTTTTCTCTGAAGTCCGAAACTGGCTATTTTTGCGACATCATCAAATGTCAGTTTCGCGGTATTCACCTGACTATAGAATTTATCAAAATCTTCGAGTGTTTTAATTCCGTAGGCTTCACGGAATGCGTTCATATTCTTCCATGAAAATAAAAAAGAAGAGTTCCCAACAAAGGGAACTTCGCGTGTTACCATTTCAAATCACCCTTATGTTGCTGCTGCTCTGCTGACATATATCTTGTAATTACAAGTCTTCTTAGACGGGCCACTTGTCTGTATGTAGATAGTGGTCACTGCTCCTTCTGTGAGAGCTATGTCAGCCGATGCTACCGTAGTTGCAGTAGTCACACCGTTAATTTTAATAGTGTTTGCCGATGTACCGGTGACCTTACATGTGGCAGTGCTGTTAGCGCATGAAACAGTATATTCGTAAGTATCCGCATCAAACGGGGCAGGGAAAAGAGTACCGGCTGTGGTAGTAAGGTCAGAAAGCTGTGCAAGAGCACCTGTGCTTCTACGTGGAGCACCTGAAACTTTTACTTTACAGGAGAACGCTCCTGCTCCATTATCCTCGATAATGTCAAAAGTTTTTATGGCTGCATCGAATTCTATAGTTCTTCCTGAAGGGAAAGCTAACAGGAATGTACCACTTTCTCCCGCGTCTGCTGCTGCTGCGAGATTTGACTGACCTTCATCACTTGGGACATCGTTCCCCACAAATTCTATCTCATTACCTTCCTTGAGTCCTGCGATAAACTCTTTTACGCCGCCTGAGTCCTGATTTGTTACATCGATGTCTTCTGCGGTAAATTGGGGAGCCGGAACAGTTTTAATTTCTGCTACAGTTTTTGCAACTCCGGCTGCATTTGTAAAGGTTGTTACAATGTCTTTCCATGCATATGCTTGTGTTACCATGTTCGTTTTTCCTCAATGTGGTGGTTCTTAGTCACTTAAAGATGCTGAGAAATTAATTGAATATTCAAAAAAACCCGAATTTGTTTTTCTTACGAAGATCGGCGGGGCTTTCCCTCTCACATAAATAAAATGAGTTGTGCCAATATCCCAAGATACCTTTTTTCGGAGTAGCCTGTAAATACTTGCGGAAGTTTCTATTGCTGTCTGTTGGGAAGAATGTCTTACAAGAATCTGAAAATCAGGATTGATTGAGCTTGCTTCCGTTGATACAATCTCGTTTGAATCTGAACCTCCGTAACTTGTCAAGAATATTGCATTATAGGTTGACTCATAGTAGCCGCCAATCTGGATAGGCGTAGACGTCGTGGATGATCCTACCACTCCATATCCCTGAGTCTGAAGATAAGTAGCAATATCAGAAAGGTACGTCTCAAGAGTCAATAGAATCCCTCACTGCTGACTGTATGTTAGCAACTACTTTTTGTTCTTGAAGTCTCATGGGAACTTCTAAATATTTGTATTGAGCAAGCGGAGGGTTATAGTGGTTATAAGGGACTTCATGAACTATTTTAGCGTAATCAGTGTCATAAGACAGTTCTCTCGTATGCTCTGAATCCGAATCTACTACAAGCTCATCTTTTGCTGTGCTCTTGAGAAGTCCGGTATCTACAGGACAGTAAGTTTGAGATGAAATCTTGAGAATTTCGTCTGCGGATTCATCGAGAGCCTGACAAGAAGCTTTCCACATCTTTTCAAGTGCTGCCCGTATTCCGGCTTCGGCATCCATCATAATGAACCCTCGCCTGGACTGACTCTACCAACGTAAACTTCGAGATAGAGAACTTCGCCAGCTTCTTCATCGTAAGCGTCACCAATAGAACCGATGTAAGGATTTGAACCGTCCGGCATTGTAATTTTAGAACTGTAAGTGATAGCGGTATCAGGAGGCAAAGCAAGCCAACCGGAAGTAATAAACTCATTTCCCCTAAAATCCTTAATATTTTTTATGAGATAATCTATGCAAGCGGGAACTGTTACAGCAGTCCCATAACTGCGCTTCCCATAGACATCCTCAGAAGTACAGGGAGCTACCGTTACAGACCGTGTGTAATTCATCTCAAAGAGAGCCAGACAGATCCCCCCATTGAGAAACTTCAGTGGAATCAAGTCCTTTCATGAGAGAATCATTGCGAGCGACACCAGAAGGATACAGAGTAATAGAATTATTTTCTTTGTACTGAGAAATCATTTCTTTTGCTAGATCCATCCAGACTGAAGTGCTAGAGGTACTTTTGACAGCCCACCGTGTATCTTTTACCGTTTTTTCGGTGATCTGCCCTTTGCCTGAACGGTTTTCCCATCTGTCAAGGATTATGTAAGCTTGAAAAAGTAAGAGTTCATCTCCGGTAAACCCTGGATTTAATCTTGTGACCTGTGCAGATGTAAGAGAAGTTAAGAGCGTAAGCTGCGCATTAGAAATGTTATCTGTTGCTGCATCCCCTACTTTATACGTGGATACGGTTTCAATTACATCTGCTAGAGTCAATGAAAATCACCGTTTTTTGGCTGTCAGATTCTTGACAATATCATCTTTCTTCTTGAGTTCCGCAGTCAGTTTTGCAATCTCAGCCGTTTGCACTCGAATGATTTCCTTAAACTTTTCACATTCTTTCTCTTTGATTGCAAGAAGATTATCGGCATCAGTAGGGAGTTTAGCCCCTACGTCACCAACAACAACGTTCTGCTCGATATAGTAAAGAGCTTCGTCGTCTGGAAGCTCAATTACTTCACCCTGTTTATAGACAGTTCCACCATATCCGAACTGACTCTTTAGGACTCTATAACCCATCTAAAAGCCCCATTAGATTCCGGTCAACTGACAGATAGAATTCGGGTGGATTATGTGCGGTGCAATCTTCTCGTAGGTCTTCCCGTACATCGGGCTTGAGAGTGGTTCCCTTGAGTCCCTTCCAACCTCGTTAGTGATATTCTGGCCCACAAGTAGTTCAATATACTGACCGTCAGGATCAGCAGGAGTGAGCATACCAGTGTCAGCCGCCATATATGGATTCATGATGATACGCCCAGGTGCAGGACCGCCTTCCATGTTCAGAAGTTCAAGGATATCGTTCCATTCACGAAGTCCGGTAGTAGTAGACCTGGAAATGCTCAACTGAGTGTACTGAACTTCAGGGAGAACGAGATTGTGATTCACACCGGAAATCTTGTCTGCTCTGATGAGGGATAGACCGTTTCCGACTGTAGTAGTTGCATTCCCTGGAGTTCCGAAGTCAGCACCGGCCTGAGTGTTTCCGGCTCCTGCATACAGACCATTCACACGGACATTTGAGTTATCAGGTTTGTAGGAAACAGTGAGAAGTTCATTTTCTTTTGTGCCTATGACACGAAGCGCAGAATTCATGTTCTCAAGAGGGAGATCAATACCAAGTGTCTCAAATGCTTTCCACTTCTTGTTTGAAATCTGCCATCCTTTAGACAGGTAAATCATCCTGACAGTATCTTGAGTGGTCTTGATCTCATCACGTTCTATGGAGATGCCAGGAAGATCATAGCTGACTACAGCTTCTCCCATATCGGTAATCCTGTCAAACTCCATGATGTCCTTTTCATCCTGTATCGGAGTCTGTTTCAGGAAAAGGCTTCTTGCAGTAAAATTGTAGGTAAGAGGGACGACCATCTTACTGTTGAAGTAGGAAATTGCCCTGTATTCGGTTGAGTATACCATTTTTCAGACCCCCTTAAAGTGTTGCCTCCACGAAGATTCCGACTGCTGCACTTGTAGCGTCTGCTGCTGCTCCGGCTCTCCCCACTGGCACGAAACCAGGACTCTCTATGAAGACATAGATGTCACCTGCTATCGCGTGATTGCTTGGAGTATAGACGAGACTCTTGATTGTACCATCGGTCTTGTATCCGGTTGGCACAGCGAGAGTTACAGCAGTTCCACCGTTTGCTTCTGCTATTTCAAGTTCTTCGAGAAGTGCTCCGAGAGTGATGTTTCCGGCAGTTCCATCTACAAGGTTATGGGATACGAGTCCTGTATTCGTGCATGACTCACCATCGAGAAGCCCGTCTTCGTCACCGTTTTCGCCTGCATTGATAAAACCAACGTCGAGAGTCCCACCGCTTGCTGCTGTACTAACGTTCAGCATACAGTCTGTAATTCTCACAGAACCAGGAATGTCTACTTTAGTATCAACCTGAGTAGTTCCAGAAGTGTTTGTGAAAGGAACTTTCAGAGCATAGCGACCACCGAGAGCTACACCAGGGACAACCTGACCGTTAGCCCATGAGAAAAGGAGATCTCCTTCTACGGCTTTAGTTCCGGCTGCGAGACCCCCGGGCATATAGATCGTGAAGCCACCGCCAGAATAAACAGGTACAGCCGAATCAACAGTCAGGATTGTGGAGATGTCTCCGGCTGTATACTGAAGATCAGTACCTTCGAATTCACCAGGGAAACCGAGGAATCCTATAGGTGCTCCTACGCCGTCAGTAACCTTAACATCATAATCAGTGGCTCCCCTCGTTACAAGCCTGCCGGGATATCCGTTTGCAACAGTACCAAGATTCTTCTCACGAATTCTACGTGGCTCGCCTACGACCACTAGCTTGCCTGTGGGAGTAACATAATTCTGAACTGTCATTTTTAAGCCTCCTTAAAGACTGGCTTTCCTGTCTGTGGATCGAAACTATAATTTACCCCATTGATGAATTTCAGTGTTTCTTCTTCCTGATTTTTGATATCTTCAGTTCCCTGTGCTTCGGTAGGAGGCTGTTTCACATTTGCCTGATACTGATTCATTTCAAAAATAAGATCATCATACTTGGAATCGTCAAAGATTTCGTCTTTGCGAGTTTCAAAGGCTTTCTGAGTGCCTTTCAAATACTGATTAAAAATACGTTCTCTGCGTTTGTTCTTCTCGGAGATCCTACTTTCCTCAATCTTCTGAGAGAGTTCTGCAACTTTCCCATTGAGAGTTTCAATCGCAGATGCCTGATTAGTTATGAGTTCTTCCTTCCTTGCGAGAAGTTCATCTTTCTGTGCTACAGTCTTTGTCAGAGTCTCAATCTCGGATTTCTGATTGAAAATGAGTTCAGACTGTTCGGAGAGTTTGACCTGAAGCTCATCCTTTGCGTTCTGATTCAGAATCAGTTCACGCATGAGGTCAAGCTGTTCGTTTTTTTCTTCTACCATAGTTTCAAGTCCTTCAGACTGATTTAAGAATAGAGCCGCCGTGTCTCCTGGCAAAATTTTAGTAGACGCAGGGTAAATCAAAATATGATTTGGAATAAGATTCCTCAAAACACCGTTTTCATCAGGTGTCCCAAAAAAAGCAGTCGAAAGCATTGCCTTTCCCTCACGGATAAGGCTGTCAGCTTCAGGATCAGTTACATCTACTGAACCTCTGAAGAGCGTTCCCGTGTTGTTAACAAGGACATCTTTAGGAGTTCCGGCAAGCCGTCCATCAACCTCTTTCAGAGCGTCCTCTAAGGGTAGTCTGCCTATGTTCTTAGGATGAACATTTGCAAATACGAGAGGAACATCTTTAAAAAGAGGAAGAACCGCTTTGAATTCTTCAGGATCGTAAGTGAATTTTTTTCCGTTGTTGTTATGAGGAATGTCAAGGCGATTGAAGATAACTTCGTGTACGGTATCCTTAGATTCTTCAAATAGTCCTGTGTTAAGGATTAGTTCCGTTTTTTCATGCATGGTTGGTGAGACCGTTTTTTAAGAAATTGTTGTGGTTCGAAGTAAATAACTTTTATAATAAATATTGAACCTTCAAATATATAAATATTTACTTAAAGTTAGTTATATAATTCTAAAAAAGTCGATCGAATCTAAGGCGATTTAAGAGAGTTTTAAAAAAGAATTAGAAGAATTACACAAAAGTAGAAAGAAAAGTTAATAGAGAGCTTCTAACGAAGCCATATAATAAGAGAATCTTTCAGAAAAGATTCAAACTTACTTCTTCTCTCTTGATAATCTTACATAGGCTCTTAGGAACCCAGGGGAATTTCTCATATTTTGAATCAATCTCTTTCTCAAAGGCTAATCTATACGCTTTATCTGATTCATCTATAATTGTTACATTACTCTTTTGCAAATGCGCAAAGCCGTTTTTCTCTGCGAACCATGTACGCACTTCTAATTCGTGGCGTGGGAATTCTTCGGAGATTAGAGAGAGTTTCATTCTTTATCACCATCTAGAATGATTTCACCGCATCTTCTGCATTTGTATTCGTGGGTAAGTTTCATACAGTTTCAACCTCAAACAGTGTCTTCTGTTTTCCCGTACTTTCAAGCTTCCATCCGTTTTCAGCCCAAATCCTTCTTACAATATCATCCCTACTCAAACCCCCGCCTCGATACATGCCAATTACTTCTGGATGTTCGCAGAGATATTTAAACACGTTTCCGTGACATGGTTTTGGATAGCACCAACAATAAAGCCACTTGTCTTCAAGTTCTGGTAGGGAATCAAGTAATTTATTATTGTCAAGAATATAATAAACATATTTTTTTATTACTTTTAGCCTATCAGATTCACATTGCATTTTATAAGGGTTTCCCCATTTTGATTTTCTGTCTATTCTTACGCCATTGTCGATGTGAAAAGGAGTATCGTGAAGGTTAATGATTTCTATAGGCATTTCACTCCTCCTCCGTAAACACATAAATCCACCCAGGATTTAACACAACCTCAAGTTGTATTCCCTGATCTCTTGCTTGGTCAATGAGTGAATATAGATCTTGTTCGAGATCGTTTATATTATTATTAATTACTAAATATTCCTCGGCCGTGTTTTTATATTCACTTCCAATGTTATCTATTATTTTTTTCATTTCTTCGGTTTTCTCTTGCATTTCGAGATATGAATATGTGATAAACAATTCATGTGTTTTCTCTTTGAGTTCATTAAGCTTAGATCTTAATTTTATAATTTTAAATTGGAGATTTTTTATTTCTTCTTTCATTATTTAGTTCTCCTATTATCTGTACTCTTCAGGAAGTGAGTTCTTTAGCGTTTCAGCTAGATACTCCTTCGCTTCATAAGACATGTTCTCTATTTTACTTACAAACTCATCCTGTGATGGTGCTTTTTTACCAAACATCGGGAATAACATCATTTCGTTGTTTATCTGCAGAGCTTCACAAATTAATTTCTGATCTTCTTTTGAAAATTCTCTGAATTCTTTCATTGTTGATTACTCCTTTTCACTCATTAAATGATTTCATCCGTTCATGTTCTTCAATCGCTTCATCCTGCCATCTTGATTTTAATTTTAAGAGTTCTTCAGTTTGTGGGACATCTCCTGAGAGACATCTTTTGACATCTTCAGCTAAATCAAGAAGTCTCCCAAATACATCATTAAGAGATTCTCCGAACTTCCCGATTCCGTCTTCTACTCGATCCATGTTCTTAGGTGAAATCCTCTGATATGGGCTTTTCTTTTTTTCTGCCATAGATAATAGTAACGTTAACAATGTATTTAAATTTAACTATGACAACATAGACAACAAAGTTATTTCCTAAGCGTAGTATGTATATCAGATTGTAAGGAAGTATATGTGATGCCTCCGAAAGTATCTTTAGGTGATGTCCTTGCAATGGACAATAGCTTATTCAAAAATAAGCAGGTATTGAAGCCGAACTATACCCTGAAAAGTATAGATGATGTACTCCACAGGGATGATGAAATTAGAAAATTCTATGAATACGTGAAGGATGTGTTTATAGGAGTTTCCCCGAACAATGTTTTTATTGACGTGGAGCGCGGAGTTTCGTTTTTTTAGTTACGGCATGTAATAATTTAATGTGACACACGTAAATATATTCTAATTGTATTTATGGTTATGTATATTTAAAAGTCACTATAAAACGAAAAGTATTCTTATTTAGGTCAGGCATTTTAAGGATATCTATAAATAGTATTAATAACAATTAACTGACATGGTACGCCCAAGAAATGAAAAAATAAACACTTACAAAGAGACAGATAAAGGAATGTTAACCTATCATAAGAGAGATCTTGAAGCAGAAATCCCAATTGAAGTAGGAGATACCGGAATGTGCTATGCTTCAAGTATGTATGCTAAGAAAAAAGGAGTCATTTTAATATACAGAGATTAATTTTTTTATAATTTGTTTTAAGGAAAACTATATATAGTTTTAATGTATATTACTATATACAGCACTAAAAGGAAGTCGCAACATGAACACAACACAACTCACAAAAGCCCAAAAAGATTGGGGTTTCTCGATGACCATCTGGTTAGAAAACAATAGACTCTATGTAGCAGATGACGGCTACATAACAGATAATCCGGCTGATGTGAAAGTAGGGAAACACACGGGAGAGCTTAACGGTCTCTATTATTATTATAAAAGAAAGGGGACTGTTAATGTGTTGAGAAATGTGATTTGTTCGATTGTTGAGGACGGGCAGCCGGCGACTGCCTGAAATTTATGTTTTTTGTTGAGTCAACTACCCCACGCTAAAGCAGTGGGGTAGTTGACCTAATCAAGCCTTTGAGTAAATCTCAATAGTCTTATCCCCTATAACACCCCGCACCATAGGAATAAGAGCATGTGCTTCAGTCAGAGACTCGCATTTTATCATGATGTAAGTGTTAGTTTCTGTAATAGGTTCTTCGGGATCAGTAACTATAGGAGGTTCTTCAGGTTCAGGTTCCACTATCACAGGTTCAAGAGTCACAGTTAAACTAGGTTTATTCTCACTTTTGGAACTATAAAACGCAATATAATTATCACTCTCAGCTTTTGCTTTTAGAATCAGTCCAGTATTTTCATACTTCCCGCTAACATACTCTTTTACAAGATCGGTTATGTCAAGATCATAATATTTGCTGTTAGGAACTACACTCCCTTTAATCGTGAGAGTCGCATAAGGTGTACTTCCCTGTAAAGCTCCGTTTTTATCGTACCAATCTCCACCGGCTTTCGTCCAGGTAACACCTTTATTTTTTGTATTCCAACTTACATAATCGGGATTCCAAGCTGAAGCCGGTCTATATACTTCGATTATAGTGTCTTTTGCTCTCATATTTGCAGGATAGTACCAACACAAAGACAGAAGAACTTTAGATATTTTAGACTCACTTGAATATCCACTCAGATCTAATTGTATCAGATCCCTGTACCGCTTGCTACTCATTCCACCAACATCTAAAAAGTCAGGATTTTTAAATACTGTGGTCGGTGCTGCTTCTTTCATTCGATTTTCCGTTATTATAGTTATCACCACTTTATCTGTAGTTTCTTGCTCATTTTCTCCCAAATCTAAGATCCCATCAATAGTGAACTCATCTCCATAAGCAACAAACGTAAACGGGGTCTTAAGATCAACGTTCCCACTATTTAAGACATTTTTATACCCCTGATCACGGTCTACATCTCCAAGCCCTTCACGTTTTAATTCTGCATCTCGGAGTGAAATTAATTTCAGGAGGAATGTGTTCTCATCGTTTGAGATCGTCCCTGCTTCATTTATGATGTCTTTCGCACCATCAACCCCATGCCGGACACACATATCATAAATAAAAGCTTTAGTAAGTGCATTTTTTGCGCCTAGTGAACTACCCCGCCCTGCCTGATGGCGAGGACGGAGCTTCCTTCGAGTAATTACGTCATTTGGATATTTGCAGTGATGCAGGTATCCATCTGTAATCCTGTTT